GCCAGCCGTCCGAATCGGCCACTGCGATCAGCGTCAGCTGCGAAGGGCCGCGCATCTCGTAGGTCAGGATCCAGTCCTGGCTGGTGTACCGCACCCCGTCCAGCGTCAACGGATCGTCGTGCCAGCTGGCCGAGTCGCCGGCGTGAAGTTTGCTCAGATTTTTCATAGGCCTAGAATTTCGTTGCGGAGTAACCGCCGGTTCGGCTGCGGACGCGGCCACGCTTGCGGGGCGCAGCTGGCGGCACGGGTGGCGCCTGCTGTGCAGACGTCTGCACCGGCTCGGCCTGCGGCTCCTCGGCTTCGACCGCCTCGAGCGGCTCTACTGACGCCTCTCCCTCCTCCGGCTGCTCGACCTCTGCAGACGGCTCTGGCGCAAGATCTGGTTCGGCGGCGGCGAAGATCTGCTTCTGGCGCAGCTGCTTCTCTATCGCATCCCAATGCGCCGGCTTGTACAGGTGCAGCTTGAGCGACATCGCTGCGTGCAGCGCGTACACCTCGCCGTCGAGCGCCTCGTTGCGGACGGTCGCGCGCTTCTCCCATGTCTTGCGGTTTTTTTGGGTTTTGTGCGGGATCTTGATCTCGCTGGTGATCTGCTCCCAGTAGTCCGGGCGCACCGACTTGTACCAGTGCAGCCGCCCCGGCCCATTGCCGGTCAGCCGCAGCCGGCCGTCGATGATCAGGTCCTTCGCGCGGATCGTGCCGACCATGTACGGTTTCACGCCCGACGGATGCGGCTTGTGCTTCTTGTTCACGTCGATCGACGAGCTCGGCCTCGCAAAGATTTCCTTCGCCGCGCCGGTCTGCTCGGACGCGCCCTTGATCGCCATGTAGCCGCGCCCCTGGCGCTTGCGCACGTAGGCGTACACCGCATCCGTCGTCGTGCCGTCCGACGAGTCGACCGACACCGCGCGGATCGTCATGCGGTTGCCGCTGGCGTGCACGAATTCCCCCGTCAAAAGCATGTCGAGCTCAACCCAGGCGCCGGCGTTTTCGATCAGCGTCTGGCCATGGATCTCGCCCCAATACACGAGCCACGATTCCATCCCCCGTCCCCACGCCCGGATGATGATGGCCAAGCGGCCGTGCTGCACGTCGACGCCAGCGGTGAGAATCATGCCTCCCCAGGGGACGGTCTTTTCCTCGTAGTCCTCCGCCCGTTCGGACAGCGCGTCCGCTTTCGGCAGGTCGCTTTTGTACTCGTAGGTCAGGCCTTCGCTGCTGTTGCGAAAGGCGCGCATCTTGGTGTCGTCGCCGCTGCGCAGCAGGTGTTCCGCCGTCAGGTACTTCTCCATCAGCTTCTGCAGCGTGCTGCCAGGGAACGGCGAATACAGCTCGTTGATGTAGAAGCCGGCAATGCCGTAGAACGGCGCGGTCGCCACCCACACTGCCTTGCGGACGTTGCGGTTTTTCTCGGCGTCGGTCCACGCGCTGCCGCAGTGGGGACATATGTAGCGCGCCGTTTCCGGGCGCATGTGGCCGAACACTTCGTGGTTGAAGCTCGGGTCCTCGAGCGCGCGCACGTTCTCCCACATCAGTACATGGGACTCGCCGCACTCGTGGCACGGCACCATGAACTTGCGCTGGTCGCTCGACAGGTAGGCGGCCTCGATGCGCGACACCCCCTTGATGGTGGGCGTGCCGCCGAAGATCACCTTGCTGCGCGCGTAGGTCTTGACCCGCTCCTCGAGCAGGGTGATCGTGTCGCCCTGGTCGCGCACGTTGTCGTTACAGTCGTCCGGTTCCTCGACCGCCACGACAGGCGCCGGCGTCGACTTCACCGAGCTGGGCGAGTTGGAGCCGACCAGCTTGAGGAAGCCGCCAGGGAAGGTCTTGTAGTCCCACCGGTTGTCGCCGGCCTTGCGCCGCTCGATCTGCAGCTTGGCTGCGACGGTCGGCGTCACCTCCGCCATCGGGATCAGCTTCTCTTCGTTGAACTCCTTGGCCGCCTTCTCCTTGGCGAACATGATGATCATTGGCGTGGGGTCCACGTCGATCTTGCGCCCCACGTAGTTCAGCAGCACGCCGTCCGTCCAGGCCACTTGGGCGGACTTCATCGACACGACCTTCCGCACGGCCGGGTCATCGAGCGCCTCGTGCATGCCGAACACCCAGGGCGTCAGGTCCGGGTTGTAGCGCCCGGGCAGCGCGGACGCCTTGACCGACAGCCGCCTATTCTTGCGAGCCCAATCCGTCAGCCCGATCTGGTCCGGCGGTGCTATCGCCTGGCACAGGCGCGAGAGGAGCGCGTGTACTGCCGGCGTCGTATCGAGCGAGGTGTCGGAGGGCTTCGTGTGTGGTTGCATTCAGCACCTGGATATCGACATCGATCCCGTGGAGCTGGTCGAGGTCGGCCTTGAGTTTGTCGTCGCGCGCCAGCAACTCGGTACGGAACGCGGCGAACATTTGCTGCAGCTCGGGCTCCAGCTGGGCGACGTTGACCAGCTGGCCTTTCTTCTCGGCCAGCGTGTACTGCTTCAGCTCGCGGTCGACGCGCTCGGTCAGCACGCGCTCGCGCACCAGGTCGAGCCCGTCGTCCGTCTTGTGGCCGGCGGCCTGCCCGCGCAGCTGGCGGATATACGCGACGCGGATCTCGTCCAGCGTCGCGGCGCGCCAGTCGATGTCGAGCTTCTTCATCAGCTCGGATACGTTCTGCTGCGCGAGGTCGAGGTGGTCGGCGATTTCTTGTTGGGTCAGTGGCATGAGGACTCCTGCTTTACACCCCCCTTGGCTTTCTCAGAACTAGCGAGAAATCGGGGTCTTCGCACCCGCAGGTGTAGATTGCTGGGAAGGACCCGGGAATTTCAATGGTCGAGCCAACCCCATGCGAAGCAGGCGTCGAGCCACCGAGCGTCGAAGCGCACGCCATAGCGAAGGCAGATGCGGCAGCGCCGACACATGCGACCTGGTGCATGGCGAATGCGGTCAATCAGGGTGCGGCGCTTCACGTTCACGGGCATGGCAATCCTCACTTAAGACGATCAATCTGCTGACGCAATATGTCGGGGAACTTCTCCAGGACTAGCCGCTGCAGCGCAGCCTGCACAGCAGCGTTGGCCATTCCATCAGGGATAGACGGGCCGAACAATTCCTTGATTGGCAGGCCGCTCCAGATGATGCGGCTGCCCTTGGCGGTCTTCTTGTGCTGGTTGCCCACGCGGACGAAAACGCCCTTGTGCCCACTCGGCATCGTGGCGATGAACGCGTGCGTGATCACCTTGCGGCCATGAAGCACATCGACCGATACGCCCTTGGCCGTCTGGCGTGCGCCGTATGCAGAGAGTGGGATCGGCTTGCCCGATGCCGTGACACGGGCAGTCAAGCTGGCGGCCGTCGCGTAGCTGAGCTTGAGGCCCTTCTTGATGTCGCTGACCTTCAGCTTGTAGCCGGCATCGCGAATCTCGCGCGCTGCGCCGGTCTTCACCTGGGCAATCATCTTGTTGATGGCACGCGGCGCGGCAACAGTGCGCACCTCCCGCTGCTTCTTTCCAGCATCGGCAATGATGCGGTCCATGCTGCCACGCACGTCGATCTTGATTGCCATCGTCGCCCCCACAACTTTGCGCCGTGGCCCGTCCTGCCAGACCCTTGAGGTTCGCAGGGTGGCGGGCTACCATTGGCACGTCGAATAAAAAAGCCCAGCAAGCCGGGCAAACGAACGAACGATCTTTGTATCCCCCGCTTTGCAGCGGATCGAGACAGGATCACCACCTTTCGCCGTTGAGAATAAAAACGCCGACGCGGTTAAACGCCGGCAAAAAGATAGCTGACCGAACAGCTACCTTAGGAGACAAAGCGGGCATGAAAAAGCCCCGCGTGGTCTTCACCAGGCGGGGCTTCGGAATCGAAGAATTGGCTCAGGGCACAATTGCTTCGAGAATGGCGAAAATGTATCGCGTCTGGGACACTTGCGTCAAGGAATTTCTTGAACAGGTGAAACAACGCCGTGTTCGGCCAGGTACGGCGCCAAGCGCGCAATCGCGTTGTCTTCCAGTTGGCGCACGTGGTTCTTCATCTTCATCGCTGCCCGAAGGTAGGTCCGGTAGCTCCCGCCGAATTGCGCTTCCAGATCCCGCGCGCTGATGTCGATCTTCTTGTGCCTGGCGAACATCCGCCCCAGCATGCAGCAAATCGCCAGCAGCTTGATCCTTGGGAACATCGGGGCGAACCACCGGGCCAGCCCGTCGATCGCGGCGATGCGCTCTGCCGGGAAGGCGTAGCGCCGGCGCGGCTCTTCGGGCTTGCCGTCCTCGCCCCTCTTGCCGATGGCGCGCGGGCCGCTGTTGAGGACGTTGCAGGCCGACAGCTTCTCAAGCGCGATCCTGGCTGCCCGCTCGTGGGACTCGGCCCTTGCGAGTTCCGCGCCGGCATCGCGTACCGCATCGCGCGCGGCGTGGTACTGCTCCTGGGCGGACTCCAGCACGCCGGCCGCCATGATGCGCCGCCCCATCGCCAGGTAGTGCTCCCGCGCCGCCTCGAGCTCTATCCGCGCCTGCTTGTCCTTCGCCTGCGCCGACCGCACACTCTTCTGCGCCCGCTCCAGCGCTGCCGCCACCTGGCTCGAACCCGGCTCCTCGTCGGCCACGTCCTCGAAGTCGATCTCGCCGTACTTTGCCTGCAGCACCCAGCGCTCAGGATCGGGCAGCTTGGTTGCCACCGCCTGTTGGATCATCACGCACTGGGCACGTACCTCGTTCATGTCGAGCCCGCCGAAGTTGACCTTGCCCGACGGCTCGCCGCGCAGCTGGTCCAGCCAGTGGCGCTGACTCGTGCTCAGGTTGATCGATTCCATCGAGCGGATCAGCGCCTTGCGAAACGGCGCGTCCTGCCGGGCCGGCTGCGCCATCACCAGGAACGCCACGTGCACCGCCTGGCTTGCATCTTCAAAGATCGGTTCCACGCCCAGCTGCTGCATTGCTGCTCCCATCATTTCATCCCTTTCAGTTTTTCCCGAAGCTCCCTTGCTTCGAACTTTGTCATTTCTTTTTCCCGCTCCGGCGCCCCAACCACGTAGGGGATGCCTCGCTTGTCCCACTGCACCCGCACCCTGGCCGGACTTGGCGTGCCGAACGTGTACCCGTTCTCCTGGGCGAAAAACACCGGCTCGCCCCGCATCGCCTTCCTGATCTGCCCGTCGATCGATTCCTTGCCGAATGCCAGCCGCATTTCATCGATCCAGGCTGCCGTGATCGGCATTTGCTCCCTCATGCTGCC